GGAAAATGGTAAAAAGTTCAAGTTTTTCTATGGTATGAGTTCGTCTTTTGCTATGAAAAATAATTATGCCGCTAATAACAATACTACTTACCGTTCATCCGAGGGAAGGGAGATTAAAATCAAATATAAGGGTTGCCTCGACGACACCGTTCAAAATTATTTAGGTGGAGTTAGAAGCACTTGCACTTATACTAACTCTCATTGTATCAAGGAACTTTCTGATAATTGTCAATTTATGTTAGTTAATAACCAGTTCAACAGTAATCTGGTTGGTTAAATAAACTTAACCACCACTAATTTAGATAATCCTATATAAAATTATATTATTTTGTAAATATAATATAATATTATGAAATTTAACAATTCTATAAAGATAATTATAATAGGAATGATAATAGTTGTATGTTTATATATTTTATATTTTTCGTTAATATCAACCCGTGAAGGATTAGAAAATAATGAATGTACCAGTTGCGAAGTCAAACCCAGTTTAGGTAAGTGCATACCAATTAAAGATTTAAGTGTTAATGGATTCGGTGATAATATACAAAATATTGATTTTGATGTAATTGATACCAGTTATGTATTTTGTCCTTGGACCCCGAAATGTAATGATGTTAAAAATATTGTTACCCAAACCAAAAATCCCGAATTATTAGATGAAAATATACAAGATACTATTAACGACCCGATTAAGTGTTGTCCTGATGATACTTTTTACAAAAGTAATACCCTCAATATTAATATGCTACCACAATTTTTAAATATGAAAAATATATGTGCTAAAATTAATAGTAGTCCCAATTTAGCAGATATTAAAACTAAACTTGGGGATGATTATACACAACTCGCTGCTCTATGTGCTCAACCCGATATGAAAGGTTTATATTTTAATAAAGTATCTAACACAAGCCCTACCGCAGTAAAGGGTTCGTATCAATACAAATTATTAGACGAGAGGACTGTTCCACTCGGTAATGATTATGTTTTACAGCCAAATGAATTGTTTAATTGTTTCGGTAATAAAAAACAATCTACTACCGTAGCAGATTTAAGTTTCTCGCCTGCTAATATACAAGAATTTGAAACACATAACTTCTTTGATGTAGATGATAGTGCTTCATATACCACTATACAGGATAACAAACAGCGTTCGTATCCCTCAATGCAAGATTTTGAAATGGAATTAAAAAATCTACCCCCTATCAACTCGTCTGATAATGTTCCCACAAGTGTTATTAATACATATTTGACCGCCATTAATGGGTTTTATGAAAAGCAATTTGCGAATATGATTGGAGCACAAGCACACGCCGTTCCTCAAACATTACAATTTGATAATGATGGATTATCGAGCAAAACCAATACTTTTTTTGTATATGATGGAACCAAGAATAATAAATATACTTGTCAGCCGAGCATTACTGGTAATGATAAGTTTAAGTATTGCGGTGCTCCACCTGGAAATATTATTTAAAAAACCCCATATTATCAGCAAAATATTTATATTTTCATTATATATATAAATATTTTTGAATATTTTAAAACTACATAAAACTTTCAAGCCATTTTTCGGCATCTTCATTAGTATCAAAAGTTTCACTGTAAGTAATTTTATTTTTATTTATTTTCGCACGAAATGTTCCGCTCGGTGTTATTATTATATTGCCTGTCCCTCGTTTTCTATTTTGTTTAATATCTAACTCGGTTAAATTAAGTCTGTATTCAAGTTCAATTCTACGAGCATATAACCAATCCCAACATTTGTCTTCGTGTACATTACAGAAATTATATTTAATACCGTTAATCTTAACTATTGCTTCAAATGTATTTCCTCTTTTAGCAACACAACCGATATTAACAGTTTTATTAACCGATTGTGAGTTTTCCATAGCAGTAACCCACCTTAAATTGCTTGCCCTGTTATCTGTGCGATTTTTATTTATATGGTCTACTTGTGGTAAATTATGAGGATTGGGAATAAATGCTGTAGCAACTAATATACTAACATAAAAGTGTTTTTGTTTTTTGTTGGATAAACCAATACGATAACGACCCTCTTCATTGAGTTGCTGTTTCATAATACGGTCTTTCTTATTTTTAACTATACCATAATTAGAAACAAAGTAATCATAACCATCGGTTTTTTCCCATCGTTCTGCAGTATTATCGTCTTCCATTATATTCTTTAATAATTATAAAAAAATGTAATCAATTTTTTTATAATTATTAAAGAATATAAATATTTTCATTTATATATAAATACAAATGAAAAAACAAACAAAATATAACAATATACAAATGTTTCTCATAATTATAATAGTAATTTATTGTGTTAATGGTTTCAGTCGTGAGAGATATCACAAATTTTATCCAACTATTAACGTATATCCTAATAACTATACAGAAGTTAAATTAGTTGAAAAATTTGTTAGTGAAAAATCAATGGAAATGGATAATTTTATTATGAAGACAGATAAGAGTGTATCTTATGCGTTTGAAGAAATTGTGCCCGAAACAATTAATGAATTACAAGCAATTGAATCGGAAGCAGTTCCAGTCGTTTTATTTTTCAAATTATTATTCAATAGAGCAAGACCTAAACAAATTAATAAGGATTTAAATGTGTATCCATCTATATCCGCAGCTACACCAGCATATCCTTCTGGTCACACCTGCCAAGCTTATTATTTAGCCAAAAAATTAACTGAAAAATACCCAGAAAAGAGAGAGAAGTTATATGAATTGGCTGAAAAATGCGGTCAAGCCCGAATTTATGGTGGATTACATTATCCAAGCGACCACGAATTTTCAAAATTATTAGTTAAAATTATATAAAACCTTGAGATATTATATATATAATGCTGGATTTGATACGAATGATAAATGCTACAGCCCTCTAATTAGAGCATAGCGAAGAAAAATTAAGAGAGGCAAAAGAAATAAATGATGAATTACGCAGTAAATTAACCATTCAAGCAAGAAAGCACGCCGAATGTGCTGACGAATTAGTACACGAAAGTATAGAGATGCAGGATAAACTCCGTATATTAGAGGGAAAAATTCAGGAATTACAGGAAATTATTGATAAAAAATAATAATTTGAATACATTATGTAATTGACGGACAACCTATTAATATTTTTATTTAACTGGAATTCGTGGGGTGTCTCGATCTCGGCCATTTCGCCCGACGAGGTTGAGTTGTACTCTCTGTTAATCCCTCTAAACTATCCCATAAATTCCAACGCGGCTCATTTACGCCGTGAATATGTTGATACTCTAAAGTTTTTACAATTCCGTTATTAAATAAAATACAAATACGGTGCGTAGAATCACCAATAAATCTGATCCATACCTGTAAATCGGTATAATACTCATCTTCTAACTTACTTAAGACAGAATAAGTTAATGTTGTCCCGAAAATCCGTTTAAGTTCGCTATTTTTTACATCGTTATATATATAATGTTCGGTTTCTTCGAACTCGTTGATAATATCTATCGGCATATTTATATTATCATTCTATGAAATTTTTGAATTTTTTTCAATTTTATTTTTTATTATATTAAATATCAATTATTTCATATAAACCTTCAGCCTGTTCTGGTTTCTCATAGTTTTTTCTATACATATAAAGAGCAATTTTTGGAACAGGCTTCTCTCTTTGTATATTTCTATACATAGATTCCTCTATAGTAGTAGTTAAATGTATCAGGCGAACTGGAATGGCTGCTTTTTGAGCGATTTCTATAAATATCTGCCTCTTTTTAATACTTGAATGTGTCTGGTCCAATATTATAGATTTATCTGGATACATTTCAATAGCAGATTTGTATGCTTTTTTTAATTGACTTTCGGACTTGTAATCATCGCCATGTATAAGTATATAAGGTTGGTCTTTAAAGGTTTTTTCGGCAAAACTGGATTTTCCACTACCTGGATAACCCATCATTAACACAATCTCTCTATGGTCGGGAATAGACACGACTGATGGAGATGCTGCTGATTCGGAAAAAGGAAACATTTGTTCTGGTGATACATATTTAATACCAGAATTAATAGCAAATTGTTTATCACTATCCGCCCAATCGCCAGTTCGACCAAGTGCGTCTCCAACATAAAACGACTCCTTTTTATTCACTAATGACCGTTTATCAATATATACATTATACATATAAGGTTCTGGTTTCTTAAATGCCTTATCAGTCTCAATAAATATATTTACTGGTAATTTTAAACTCGTGAAAACCTTAATAATCTGCTTTATTTTGAAACTGGTAGATTTTGATTGATTTGTGAAGATTACAATCGCATAGCCTTTCTTATAAATTTCTGTTAATATTTCAGGCACGTTTGGTCTTAACCACATCCAATCGTCTTCGTCCTTGCTAAATGTTGTTTTAGTTTTTGGTTTTACTAATGTATGGTCGTAATCAAACCCAGCCATTTTACTGCGATATGTAAAATTGTTAAGTTTTATGTTAATCATATGTCCGTCAATTGTAGTAGCCATTATTTATATAATTAACAGATTATAATTTTATAACAATTTCAAACAATTTTATTTTACATAATAAATAAAAATTGAATACAACAGCCATTTTTATAGGTTATTCGTATATATAATATGGAATTACATATCAAATTTCATTCTAATGGTATTAAACCATTCAATAAACTTTCTAATTTTGCGAATATAGAAGGTGGTATTGAATTGGGTGGTTTAATATATCCTTCAAGCGAACATATGTATCAATCACAAAAATTTGTAGATAAAAAGCGATTTAGTGTAGAAGGTGATTTGGGTATTTGGTCTGGTTTTGGTTTAGTAAGCGATAAAACTATGGATTATTGGAAAAAAAAGGATAATATTGGAATCATAGCAAAAATGGCGACCAGTAAAAAAATGATACTTGAATTAGGTTTGATTAAAATAGAAGGTTTTCAATCAACACACGAATTATGGAATACAATTTTAACTAAAAAATACGAAGTGAAGGAATTTGAAGAAATTCTAAAAAAAACAGAAGGACTATATCTATTAGAATTTGATAGGAATGCTGTAAAACGGGGTTCATTTTGGGGCGGTAATAGTGTTGATAATGTTTTATATGGGGAAAATACGATGGGTAAATATCTAATGAAAGTAAGGGACAACTTATAAATATTATATTAAATAATATAAAAGTAGCGAAAAGTAGCGAAAAGTAGCGAATATACATATTACACCATATTACATAATAAAAATAATATTGTTTAAAAGTGTGTTTTTTTTGAATTTCATAAAGTTAAATTTTTTTAGGAATTAGACATTTTAAAAATGTCCTAATTTCATATCTCATATAAAGTTTGTAAAATGAGTGAAATATGCCTATTTTTGAGAGATTAAACCTTTATGTAGTGATATAAGATATATAAACGATAAATTTGATGAGACCATAAATATTATTTTCTAAAAAAACAATTTAGAGATTTTTTTATATCCTTAAATATAAGGATGGACGAGGATAAAAAAGTCGTAAATGTCGTTAATAAATTTAATTGTATATGTTGTGATTATAAATGTAGTAGAAAATATGATTATGATAAACATTTATCAACCGTGAGACACCAAAAAATGGAAATCCTAACGAAACCTAACGAAATCCTAACAAATCCTAACGAAAAAGTCGCCAAAGTCGCCATAAATTTTAATTGTGGTTGTGGGAAGCAGTATAAACATAAATCAACTCTTTGTGCTCATAAAAAAAAATGTGGTTATAAAGAGCCTGTATGTCTAGAAATTAAAAAATCTACAGAGGCATCTGGAGATGTAGTTGCACTACTAATGGAACAGAATAAACTATTAACGGATCAAAGTAAGCAACAGGCGGAGCAAAGTAAGCAACAGGCGGAGCAAAGTAATAAACAAATAGAACTATTAACGGATCAAAGTAAGCAACAGGCAGAGCAAAGTAATAAACAAATAGAACTATTAACAACTACAATTA